ATTCCATAAACTCATCATAAACCTTCTTTACAGATGGAGAACCATGTGCTGGAATATGTTTTGATACGTGTGGTACTGGAAATGCCGAATCTTCGGGTAATTTCCTACGAAGTATCTGATATTCCACTTTAATTTTTTGTAATGGAATATTAAATAATTCTGAATAATACTTTTTGTATAATAGGATTTGAGAGTTCTTCATCTTATCAGCTTTTTGATACTGATTCCATCCCATTGTGGATGTCTTAAGGTCAATGATAATAATTTCATTAGATGCTAAATCTCTAATAACAATATCAATAAATCCAATAAAATGTACACCCTCTTTAATAGTTGCATTTAATGGAATCTCAATACCAACCAATTCAAATCCACTCTTTGAATAGAATTTGTGCATATGCTTATCTAACCATTGTAGAATACGTCTACCATCACCATAAAATTCTTCTAATTCGATTTGAGTACAAGGAGTTCCCTCACTCATCTTTTCGGCTTCTGATTTATAAGCTTCTCTCATTCTTTCCAATAAGAGTTTATCTTTGTTGATTTCATCTGCTTGCTTTTTAGAAACACCATACATAACCGAAAGGTAATGTTGGATAGTTTCATGCATTGCAGTTCCAAAGATTGTATGGATATTAGATGAACTTTCACCTAACTTATCTATGTAATTTAATTTGTATTGATGTGGGCATGAACTCCACATACTATATTGCGAAAATGATACTTTAGCCATTATTTTGTTTTATTGTATAAAGATACGAAAAATACCCGAGTATAACAAATTAAACTTTGAGTTTTAACTTAGTAATTTGCTTTGGGTCAGTACCATACGCTTCAGCTATTTCTTTAATATGAGTTTTACCTGAAGTTGTTTGATGAAGTATTAGATAATATTCTTCTGCCTGTAATTTAGATACATTGTAGTATTTAGAAACTAATTCAATAATCCAATCTTCATACTTTTCCGATGAAGCTGGTTTCATATATTTTAAAAATGCTCTTGTCTTTGGAATCAAACCAATTAAGCAAAGATACATTGCTCTAGGTGATACTTCTTGTAAATAAGGTTGTATATCTGCAATTAGTTCTATCCATTCGGGTTTCATAGAAAGAAAACGGAGTATCATATAGTTACTCCATGTCTTTTTATCACTTTCATCAAGTGTGTCCCAATACTTTGGGTCTTTCTTATCACAAATTGCGTTTAGATGGTCGAATAATGTTTTAGCCATATTATGCTTCTTCTTCTACTTTTAAACCCGGAGGTAATAATTCATTAAGTACTTCACCACAATCTCCACAAAGGAATAATTCTACCGGTAGTACTTCATCTTTTGGTTTACCAGTTAATAACTTTGAAATTCTACGGAATCCAAAACCTTGTACGAAAATCTCACCACCGCATTTCTTACATCCGATTGCTTCGGTTTTTTCTAATGGGATTGGTTTTTCTTCTTGTCCTCCAATTGGTTGTCCACCTGCTCCTAAAATGTTAGCCATATTATATTGAGTTTAAAATTTGTATTAATGTTGCTGCAGTTGGTATTTCTTTATCAATAGCCGAACTACATTTATATTGTCCATCTGAAAGAAGTAAAATTACATTAGATGTGTTTTCTGCTGCATATTCATCTACTTTATCATATAACATTGTAAACAAGTCAGAAAAATCAGTAACTTTGGAATCAATAAGAGCTTGTCTTATCTTCATATACTTATTTCTCTTATCATCATTTGATTTAAGAATATCTAAAATTTTTATTTTGTAATCATTTTCTAATAGATTTTGTACATCTATTTTTAACTTACCCTTATGAGAATTCATTTGGCAAGTATTAATTACTTTACGAATATCAGGATAAGATGAATCAATAATAGGTACTAAATCTTTTACATCAAATTCAATTTCTTCTGATTTTAAAATCTTACTCATTTGAACTGCTACATCCTTTTTAGTTGGTGGAATAATTTGAAATGCCTGACAACGGGATTGTATTGGGTCTATTACTTTCTCTACATAGTTACAGGTCAAAATGAATCTACAATGTCCACTAAAAGTTTCCATAATATTACGAAGCATTGGTTGTGCTAAATGACTCATATAATCAACCTCATCCAATACCACTACTTTCCATTTTTTGAATCCCATTGATGATGCGAATCCTTTTACTTTATCTCTAATCGTATCCACATTTCTTTCATCGGATGCATTGATAATCATATAATCACAATCAATTGATTTTACAATTAATTTTGCTAATGTAGTTTTACCAGTACCAGCTTTACCATATAAAAGTAAATGAGGAATATCATTATTTTCTATAAAAACACCAACTTTGGTTTTTAAATGTTCATTACCTACATAATCTTCTAATTTAGTTGGGCGATATTTTTCTACCCAAAGACTATGATTTATATTTTCTTCTTTATATTCAAACATATTTTATTTTTTATTTTCCAGTTGAACCAAATCCACCTTCACCTCTTTCAGTATCCGATAACTCAGCTACCTCATCAAATTCAATTGGAGGATATGGAATAATCATAATTTGTGCAATTCTATCACCTACCTTATAATCGCTTTCAGATACCGAATCGTTGTTTATTTTATTAAATGTTGCCTGTAACTCACCTCTGTATCCACTATCAACTACACCTACACAATTACTTAGCATCAATCTAGTCTTTCTAACCGATGAACGAGGGAATATTAATCCTACGAAGCCGTTTGGTATTTCTAATGCTAATCCAATACCATATGTAATTTGAGTATCGTTTTCTGATATAATTGATGTTGCTACTAAATCCATCCCAGCATCTCCATCTTTTGCGTATGATGGGATAACTGCATTTTCATTAAGCTTCTTTATTCGTACTTTCATTTTCTAAATCTTTTTTTAATAATTCAGCTTGCTTTGTTTGAAACTCTCTCATTTCTTTACCTTGTTCTGAAAGTTCTCTAGCAAATAATTTAAATTTCTTACCATTTTCTCTGTTTGTAAAAGAGATATAAGCATCTTTTGTGTTACTAACAGTAAATGTAACCGTTGGGTCTTCATCTGTCATATCTTCACTTGTCCAAGCAAAGATTTGTGGTTCATCTTCATCAAATTGAAATACCCATTCACATTGTTCTAACTTTTCAGGTGGTGCCATTTTTATTTCACCAATTGGTTCTAATTTTTCTTCTTTTGTTTTTTTAGCCTTTGCCATAATTTTTGTTTTTAATATTATCTTCCTACTTCTGATAGGTATTTAGCTTTCATTTCTTCCCAACTAATTCCAATAGCATCTATATAGAATAAGTGTTCAGGTTTAATTCTTCCTTCATCATGTAGTTTTGTATATCTACTGATTGCATGTTTTTTCCACCATTTGTTGATGTATTCAGTACCTTGCTTAAACTTATCTTTGATGATTAGTTTATCTTCGGTAATTTCGTTACGAAGGAATTCATTTCCATTCTCATACATCATAGCGAAATACACACCTCTTTTAAATCCGTGATGATATTCAGTTGCTTTAATACCACACTCTTTGAATATTTTACCTAATATCTTTTGTTTGATACCACTAACAGGTCCGTTTCTATCATATCCCATATTAGCACCATTACGAGCTCTTTCTTCGGTAATGTTTTCCGCATACCAATCAGCATGATTTTCTTTAATCCATTGATGCCACGGGTCATAGAATTTATCATCAGGCTTCAAACTAATTTTACCAGCAGATTCACCTAATGTTTTAAACAAAGGGATACCATTATATTGAGAGTGGATACCATACAAAGATGTTGTACCTACTGCAATCAATACGTTCTTATACTTCTCTTTCCAATATGCTCTAACCTCTGGTGTAGTTGTCATCATAGCAATTAACTTACCACCTAAGAAGTTATAACCTAATGGTTGAGTACATACAATAGTAGAAGCGATAGTAGTGTTGTTTAACTTACCATCAACAAATTTATTATCCTTAGTCCAACCAATGAAGTTATCTCTAACTCCCATAGCGGTAACATCGGATGCTAATGAAATCTGTCCTAATAACTTTCCACTCACTCTATCCTTTACATTAATCTTTACATTACGACCAGGGTTTGCTGTAAAATCCATTGTGTGAATCATACGTCTTACCGCTGCCCATTTAGTAGATTCCTTCGGGTCTTCCACAATCTCAACGTAAGGGTCTAACGATTCAATTTCTTTTATCGTTAGCTCCTTATTGTTGATATCAGTTGGTTTCCATTGAGAATCATAATAAGATGCTATTTGG